CGGCAGAACTTGTCACAAAGATTTTGCTTGAATGCAAAAAGTACGCCGACCGTGACGGCCTTGACTTTGGGTTTGTTGTTAAGATAACAGCGGAAGCAATGCTGAAGATTATTAAGCCTTAAATTGCTGTTTTGTGGAGTATGCCCACGCTGAAAAGCATCGATAGTTGTCGGAGCATCGATCAACCCGGCAGAGAAAAGGCGGCATATATTGAGCAGATGGGATGGGGGTCTGCTCTAAATTAAGTTGCTGTATTATGTAGCACAGACCTGCAAAAAATATAAGCAGAAAGGCGAGAATACATGAAAAATAATGAGATAATAATATACCTGCAAAAAGGCCGCACATCCGTGACCGGGAGCCTATACCAGTATGATTACGGGCAGAGGCTCATTATCAACGGTGCGGCCTTGCCGGAGACGTATGAGGTGCATTTTAGCAATGCGCTGATCGGCTCCAGCAAAACTGTGCTGGGAGACAGCACGGGTGTTGCTATCCCGGACGAATACCTAACATCCGGTAATAATATCCACGTGTGGATATACCTGCATGACGGAAATGCAGATGGCGAGACGGAGTATCATGGCATCATCAATGTAATCCAACGGGCAAAGCCCACGGATCAGGAGCCGACGCCTGTACAGCAGGATGTCATCACTCAGGCCATCGCCGCGCTCAATACAGGAGTATCAACGGTTGAGAGTATCGCAGAAGATGTGCAGGAGATTGCGGATGGCATTCCGCAGACTATCAATGACGCCCTGCAGGAGGCGAAAGATTCCGGCGAATTCGACGGCCCCAAAGGTGACAAAGGTGACAAAGGGGACAAGGGAGACACCGGAGCAACGGGCGCAACCGGGCCAAAGGGAGACACAGGAGAGCAGGGGCCGCAGGGCCCAAAAGGCGATAAAGGTGACACCGGAGAACAGGGGCCGAAGGGAGACAAGGGCGATCCGGGCGAGGTTACGCAAGCGGAATTCGATGAGTTGAGCGAAAATAAAGCTGACATCATCGTTTCCTCTGCATCTGGTGCAATTGCTTCATTCCCGGACGGTGCAGAATCAACGGCGAAGGAACTTGTGGTAGGCATTGAGCCTGTGCAGGATTTGCATGGGTATGATCATCCGTGGCCTGCGGGGGGTGGGAAGAATAAATTGTTGCCGTATACAGACAGAACATCGCATAATGGTATCACTTATACAGTTACAAGCGAAGGCATAAATATATCAGGCACGGCAACATCGAGTAGCTATTCGTACGGCGCAGCAGATACTTACGCAGACTCTCCTATAAAATTGCCGACCGGAACATATACGTTCTCATCAAGCGCAGTTCCGGGGAGTACACAAATAGATGGCTATCTTGTGTTTATGGGTGTAACGGAAAGCGGAACAGCTATTTCAAATATCGTTCTTACAGGAACGACTTTGGCAAAGACGGTTACGTTCAGCGAACCTGTTGGAATTTTTTACGGATTTTATGTGGCAAACGGGCAGACTGTAAATGTCAACTGTCAAATCATGATCGAATCTGGAAACTCTAAAACGGACTTCACCCCCTACTCCAACATCTGCCCCATCACCGGATGGACAGGGGCGAAGGTGACGGTTTCGCCAACAACGGATGAAGAGGATGGCACGACCTACGACATTACCTTCCCTTCCGAAGCCGGAACCGTATACGGTGGGACGCTGGATGTCACGACCGGGACGCTGACGGTGGATAGGGTTTCAAAGTTATTGAACGACCCTACAAAGTGGGCAACCACATCAAGCAATACCGTTAATTTTATTTGCTACGAAGATTGCTCGAACAGAAGGAAAACAGCAGAATCATTTTCTGGCTTGCTTTGCAGTTACATGCGTGTTGATTCTGCGTTGCCTTCAAATACTGCAAGGTGGGTAGGTGCAAGTAGTAATAATTTTGGTATAAAGTCAGATGCGCTTACAATTGAACAAATAAAAGCCGATTCCGCTGAAGGAAAGATTGCGATTTCATATCCTCTCGCTACCCCCGTCACCTACCAACTCACCCCCACCGAAGTCAGCACCTTGCTTGGACAGAACAACATCTGGGCGGATACCGGGAACACATCCGTAACATACCGGGCTGATACCAAACTGTATATCGACAATAAGATCACTCAGGCCATAGCCGCCGCATTGAACGCATGAAAGGAGCATGAATCATGAAAGAATTTCTTGAAGGGATTATCCGCACCGGAAACTATGTCCTGTCCGAGATGGAGGAGCGCATTGAAAAGCTCTACGCTTTGGGCAAGCTGACCACAGAGGAACTGGAAGAACTGCTTACCCTTTCCGCAGACAATGCCAAGGATTCCATGCAGATTGATGTTACCGAAAAGCTGAAAGAGCTGGAAGATCGCATCTACGCCTTGGAGCATCCCGTGGAGCCGGATTATGTGATCTGGTACAGCGGATATGTCACCAAGAAGGGCGAAACGGTCAAATACGACTACAACAGTGACGGCGTTTATGATCTGCTCCGGTATGATGGCGGCAGGAACGAAACCGCACTTGCTCCCGGAAAGATTGACGGGTGGCACGTTGTGGATGCACAGGGGAACATCCTTGGAACGTATTACAAGGGTGAATTCACCCCGGTGAACGAATGATCACGTGGTGGTAATTGCTGTATAACGATGTAGCAGTATGTAACGGTAGCAATGTAACGAGAGACACCGACCAATCGTGCCGCTGTAGCTCAACGGCAGAGCATCCGTCTTGTAATCGGTTGATCAGGGTTCGAGTCCCTGCGGCGGCTCATTGGTCGGTGAATTGCTGTATCAGAGCGAAAGCTCGCCGGGGGAGATACCTGTATCATTCCCGGTTCCCTTAAAGGAGGTGAGCGAACGTATTGGATTTGTGCAGTTGAAACACTACTGCTTACTATCTACGTTTGCAGATTGCACAGAGAATCGTTTGCTTTAGCGTGGGATTTTTGGCTTAAAGCCGATCATCCTTGTGCCGATCAAGCCAATCCTCAAGAGCCTTACGGATGACCCACGAAGCACTGCGTTCATTCCGTTCGCAGTAGCTCATAAGCTCTTGAAGCTGATCGGGAGTGAAGCTGATGGACATCTTCTGGCAGTGTTCCTCTTCGGGCCTCTTGGGTCTGGGCATAAAATCCCCTCCTGTTTAACGTATTATGTAACAGGAGGATAGCACGGAACACCTTATGTAGCAAGGCTCAGATGGTGGCGGCGATAGCAAAAAAAGTGCAGGTGCTGTATTACGAAGTACAGACCGACGGAAAAAACATTAATATTCATTAAAAATCACCCGGCCAGCTGCCGGGTGAAATAATATTAATTTGGAGGTAAATCATTATGTTCTACATGGTAGTCAGGATCTTCAGAACCACTCAGGACAACAATTCCATCCAGTATTTCAACGTGTCCGACTATGAGAGCCAGGACGCCTGCCTGCGCGCAGCGGAGGTCCGGTTCCATAACATTATCACCGCGGATCTCCAGAATCCGGATGTTGTGTACCAGATGACCGCGATCCTGGACAACGCCGGGAACTTCATCGAGATGCCCGTCGTCTTCGACCGCAGGGGTGAATAATCAGGCGTAGATCCGGCTGTGTTCGCGCTGCAAATCGGTCTGATCCTGCTTAGCGTAGATCAGTGTGGTCTCCGGCTTTGCGTGGCCCATGAGCGCCTGGAGCTTATCCAGGGGCATACCGCCGCGCAGGCCGGAGGTCGCGAACGTATGGCGGAGTTTGTGTGGGTAAACGTGCTTCCCGCAGCGGTCGGAAATCTTTGCGATCTCGTTTTCAATGGCTTTGACGCCCAGACGATGATGCGGGGCCCGGATGGTTACGAACAAGGCCCCGTTATCATCTTTCCTGGATTCCAGGTACTATGATGTTGAAAAAATGTCGCATCCCAGGCGACTTTTTGAGGGGGTGGCCTGATGGGTAAGCTTAACATTCAGCAGATGACAGCCTCAGCTGAGGGGGCCCTTGGATGGCCTTATGTGAGTCCTGGGACAAACGACTCCCGCGGGATTGACTGCAGCGGGCTGTTCGTCCGGATGTACCTGGATCAGGGCGCGGAGATCGCTCATGGGAGCAACAGCATTTTCCACCGACACTGCAGCGAGACGCAGCGCATGACGGATGTCAGTCAGCTGGTGCCAGGAATGGCGGTCTTTAAGGTCTCAGCGTGGCAGGATGACGATAAGAATAACCAGTGGTACGGAGAAAAACCCGGAGACGTCCACCACATCGGATTTGTGGTCAGCGTACAACCACTAAGGATCATCCACGCATCCAGCGCCGCGGGAAAGGTGATCGAAGACACCAAGATAGGCAAATGGACTTATTGCGGGAGGTTGTCCGCGGTGGACTATTCCGGAGGAGCTGAGCCTGTGTCCGCGCCGGATCCGGATCCAGTGGTCTCGAAGATCGTCAACGCGCCCACCGGCGAGACCGTGAATCTCCGCAAGACTCCCGGCGGTGATCTGGTTGACCGGGTGCCAGTTGGGGAGACAGTCATGGTTTATTCCGATGACGGCAAATGGAGCCGGGTCAGGTGGAAATGGAAGAAAGGTTACATGATGTCCGAATTCTTGAATGACAGCCAGGATGAATCGCTTAGTTATTACACGGTTACAATCCCGCACCTCCCCAGACATCACGCGGAGGCTCTGGTTAAAAACTATGACGGGGCGACCATGACCGAGGAGAGGAGGAATAACGGATGATATGGGACATAATTAAGGCTGCTGGCGTTCCGGCGCTCCTACTGGGCGTGATCATCACCGGATGGGTACAGATCCGGAGCGTGCGGCTGGGTGTGCAGGCACTTCTTCGGGACAGATTGCTGCAGGGGTATAAGTTTTACCGACAGCAAGGATGGGCGGACGAAGATGACCGATCAAACCTAGAAAACATCTACCAACAATATCATCATTTGGGCGCAAACGGCGTCATGGACAATCTGCATACACGTTTCCTAGATCTGCCGACAGAGGACCCTCAGACGACAGCACGGGGCTGACAGGCGCGGACCGTGCGCCGGGTGGATGCGCCTGGAATGAGTTTTATTAGGAGAGGAGAGAAATCATGATGAATTGGGATTGGAAAAAGTGGGCTTGGGCTGCTCTGGTTCGCGCCGTGAAGACCTTCGCGCAGACCTTCGCCTCCATGATCGCGGTGGGCGCTGCGTTCAACGAGGTGGACTGGATCCGGGCGCTCAGTGTGTCCGGCGTGGCGTTCGTCCTGAGCGCCGTGACAAGTCTGGCCGGGCTGCCGGAGGTGCCTGAAAAACAACCGCCCGACAAGATCATCGAGGAAGAGTAATACAGACCCCTGGGGAATTTCCCCGGGGGTCTTTTTTTAGTTCGATATTGTGTAATTTCCTGTAGGCTAATATGTAGGCTAATATGAGCTGAAATCGCCAAAAATGGCAAAAAAGAGGCTTCCGAGGAAAAACCCCGGAAGCCTTGATTTGAGCGGAGAAGCCGGGATTTGAACCCGGGCTGCGGTCACCCGCACTACTCCCTTAGCAGGGGCGGGTAAGATCGTTGATTTACAAGCTGTTGCTGTGCAAATGTAGGCTAAATGTAGGCTATTTACCGATTGTGTTCACCGCGGCCTTAATAGCTTCATCATCCGGGTGCGCGTACCGATCCAGCATCCGGGTGGTTGACCATCTCATAATCTGCTTGACGGTCTGCGGAGCTATGCCCTCTGTGATCGCCAGCGCGGTGGCGGTTGTGTGTCTGCAGGAATATGGCGTCAGCCTGCGAGTTTTGGCCGCAGACAAGGCTTCGTAATAGTCCGCGTAGAATTTTACCTCTGAACGCGGGAAAGGCTGAGAGAGCCCTTTTTGGCGGTATTCTGACAGCACCGTGCGGAGCACGGGGACAATGGCGTCCGGGAGATAGACAACCGCCTCCCGGCGGGTGCGGGTCTTTTTTCCGACGCCGGTGATTTTGTGCCCATCCAGATCCACCATATCTTCCCGGAGCGCCATCATCTCCGCGGGCATCATGCCGGTGTAGATCATAGTCAGCGGGATGGCTGCCTGATAGCAGCCGGTCTCCCAGGCTTTCCAGAGTGCAGCCTGCTCCAGATCGGTAAACGGTTCGCGCTTTGCCTCCTCCAACTTCGGGAGAATAATGAACCCGGGGACATCTTTGGAGACATAGCCGTCTGCTCCGGCCAGCCGGAACAGATTGACCATGAGAGACTTCATGTCACGGGCGGGATAAAAGGTTTTCGCTTTCTCGTTGACGACGGTCTGCATCTGGGCGCTGGTGATCCTGTCCACCTGATAATACCAGAGTGATTCCCAGCGCCCCCAGGCGATCCGGTAGCAGGTCTGTTTGTCCTTCGACAACTCCAGCAGCCGGCCCTTCTCATACTGCCGCCAGTAATCGATCAGCTTCGGGGCAGTCTTTTCCGGTACCAGGCTGCGGGTGATACAGTAGTCCTGAGCGGCTTTTTTCGTCTTGAATCCGCCTTTGGTCTTCCGGATCTGGATATACTTGCCGTCGCTGTTGGTGGTTGTGTCCACGGTCCACTGGGCTGTCCATGTGGATCCTCTTTTGTACGCTGTGCCCTGAGTGTTCCCGCGGCGCGTCCGGGGACGCTGGATAGCGCCAAGCAGGCGACCGCACCAGGGACAGTAACGGGCCTCAGCTGGGGCCTCTTTTTTGCATTTCGGGCAGATCATGAGGGCCTCCCGTCAGTTCAGGTCGAAGGTGTCGACAAAGTAAAAGAAGGATGTCGGATTATTCTCGTCCATGGCCTTCAGCTGATCGGCAGAGAAGGCCAGCTCCAGGCTGGTGTTGTTTCCGGTTTTCGCGTAGACATTGCCGGAGGGGAGCAGCTCCCAGGTCCCGGTATAGGACCGGCCGAAGGCTTCGCTGTCCGGGTGAAAAAGTTGGGTAGTATAATAGCAGCTCCCATCCTCCGCGAGATAAATATATTGCATATACGGGACGCCCTCCGCGGTGAGGCTGCTGTGCGTCCACGCGGTGCAGGCGGGCCAATCAGCCATGGCGAGCGCCGGGAGAAGCAGAGCCAGAATCAGGGCAAGCAGTTTTTTCATGATCGTTTCCTCCTTACAATCCAGACAATCAGCAGGATCAGACAGACAAGCACCGTCCCTGTGACCTGAAAAGTCATATTGACTAACAAAAGCAGAGCGGCCAGCGCGAGAAGAATGATGATTGTCATTTTTAGGCATCCCTCCCATATTCGGAATACGCGGGATCATACATTTCTCCGGCATCGATATGCAGGCGCTCGTGGAAATAAGTAGCTTCATTCTGCTCGCGGGTCAGGCGGGAATTGAGGACGATATATGGCTCTCCGTTGTCATCGTGGAAACAGAAACCCCGGACGCTGGTGGGGAGATCCACCAGCATCGCGGGCCGTTCTTCATTCATTCGCATCGCGCTCCTTTATGATTCTTTCCGCCATCTGGATCATGAAATCTACATCCTCGGGGCTCATCTTGGAAGAATGATCGAAAAGAAGCCCCAGGCGAGGATTCTGATGAAGAGCTTCCAGCCGATCCAGATCGACACTATCAGCATAGCGCTTTTGATGATTGGAAAATGGAGCATCGCCGGGGACGAACTCCACCGGATCCATCTGAAGGACTTTGGCCAGCGCCGCGATTTTATCCCGGCCCATGTTTTTGATCAAGCCATTTTCCCACTTCCGAACTGTAGACTTTCCGACGCCAACAGCCTGACCTACTTCCTCTAGCGTCAGCCCCAGCTCCATCCGGCGGGCTTTAATCTTGTTTGCAATTTCACACATTTGGTGGCGCCTCCTTTCCCTTGGGGCTACATTATAAATCAGAAGTGTCATTTTTGCAACTTTTTTCTAAATTATGTGTTGACAAGTGTCAGAAAAGATACTATACTGAACCGTGTCCGAAAAGACACGGCAGGTGTGGAAGAAAGGAGGGTAGAAAAATGAATGCTAAGGAACTGAAGGCGGAGATGATCCGGAAAGACAAAAGTGTGGATCAGCTCTGTGCAGCTGCCGGTATCAGCAAGGCGACCTGGTATCGGAAGATCAGCGGTGAAACAGAGTTCACCCAGGGCGAAATCATGGGGCTAAGGCAGGAACTCGGTTTGGATGATCGCCAGACGATGCTGATTTTTTTTAGCAACGAGGTGTCCTAAAAGACACAGAAAAGGAGAGGGTATGAACAAACAGGACCGTGAAGACGTACTGCTGATCGTCGAAGCCGTGCTGGACAACTATCTGGCACAGCCGCTTGTGAAGGACATCTGCAAAGAAGTCGATCAGAGTATCCGGGACAACTGGTGGATCTTCAAAGCCATGCATGAGCGGGAACAGGGAGGGGAACATCATGGATGACCGCACCCGGCAGATGATCGAATACTATCTGCCGAACCCGCCAGATCCGGAGCTGGAGGAAGGCGAATACTACTACCGCCAGTCCACCATGAAGGGAGAACAGGTAATCAAGGTCCGCGTGACAGCCATCTTTCCCGGAGAGATGCATCATCCGGAAGAATACGAAATCTACCAGATCCGGAGCGATGGGCTCCGCTGGGTGGATGTCGGATGGGGTGACCGTTGCAGAGGGGCTTCCAAGTCCCAGCTGTACGACAACAAGCAGGACTGCCGGGATCAGACCCACCAATGGGCCGAAGACTGGGAGCGCCTGAGAGAGATCCAGAGGAAGGAGAGGCTGATATGACAGCGGAGGACGCGCTCAACTATTTGATGCTCCAGCGGGATCGGGGCCGGATCTGGGTGAGCGCAAAGGACGCGGCGGACTGCCTGGGGTGCCAGTCGGCAAGCCTGACAAATGCGGCCAACCAAAAGGGGACGCTGGGCAGTCTCCAGTTTTTCTGGGCCGGGAGCGTGCTGAAGATCAGCGTGCTGAGCCTGATCAGGTTTATCAGCGGCGGGTATCCGCTGCGGGAGATTTTTAGCGAGATGAAAGGAGAGTAAAAGTGGATTATCTGTCTAGAAACGAGGTCAACCAGCTAATCAACGCGACGGCCAATAAGGCTATGACGGAGATTGTCTGGGAGTTCGGCGGTGATGATGATCACCGGATCTACATGATTGAGGGGATGGCGCTTTTCCTGGAGAAACTGCAGCAGACCTTCGGAGAGAAGGAGGTCAGCAATGCAGATACCTGACGCGCCCTGGATCCGTGATGCGGAGCTAAACGGTGTCCCGCCGTATGACGATCCGGATCGCAGCTGCCCCGTCTGCGGGCGGGAGCGCTGCGAGACCATTTACACAGATATGCACGGCGAGGTTGTCGGGTGCGATGAGTGCCTGACGCTCTGGGAGCCGGAAGAATGGCATGAGGAGCAGAAACGACTGGAGGAATAAAGCATGGCACCATGGATCAAGACAGGGACAACCATCAGAACCAACGGCGAGAAGGTGATCCGGTACGAATCTTTTCGGAACCAGAACGCGATTGAGAGCCGGAAAGCAGCGATTCCCCACGCGGGGGGCAGGAGCGGAGTCTGGTATCACACTTCCTATTTCCTGATCCATCCGGACGGGACGGAAAAGGAATATTGGACGCTGGCAGCAGCCAAAGAGGCCGCAGAAAAGGAGAGCTGAGGATGCGGAAATATTTCATGGATACCGAGGAAACCATCGAGCGGTGGAAATACGCCGCTGGAATCGTCGGAACTGCCCTGGTTTGGGGCGTGATGCTGTCCATCCATTTCGGGCTGATTTGACGGGAGGTGAGAGAGATGATTGATCCGATCTGGTGGCTCGGCCAGTGGGAGCCCATCGAGGCCCCCGGCAGACACAGCAGCGTGGCGCCGGCTGACGGCGCGATGGGTTACCCGCCATTTTATCACGGGCAGGTGATCCGGGCGATCCCGATTGACGGTGTGGTCGGTGACCGGCGGCCCAGCTGGGCGAACAGCCCACAGGTGCGGTTCTGGCTGGAACCGAAAAAGATGGGGATCCTGGCACGGATCCGGAAGTGGTTGGTTAGCCCGTGCAGAAGGGAGGTGAGAGGATGAATAAGCCGTTCCCAATGTGCAGTCAGCACAGATTCGATTGCTTCGCCTGTGAGAGGGGCCGGTGCGTCGCGCTGGGAGACACTAAATTCGATGGCAGCTGTCCGTTCTACAAGCCCAAAGCGGCGAAGGTGGAGACGCCAGATGTCGCTGTGAAGCTGGCCAGCGCGTTTAACGAGATCAATGTCGGAGGAAAAAACCAGTATGGATTTTTCAAATGAAAAGTGCCCGCGGACTGTTGGGGCAGTCACACGGGCAGAGACGAAAATGGTTCTTAATTATCTTAACACAAAGAAAGGAGTTATTTCAAGATGATCAGCAGAGGGCCGATGCCGGCAGCGGTCGGCGCGGTGATTTACGGGACGGAGGGGGTCGGGAAGACCACCTTCGCCTCCAAGGCTAATGGAGCTGTTTTTATCGACACGGAAGGGAGCACTACGCACATGGACGTGGCGCGGTTCGATCCGCCCCGGAGCCTGGAAGATGTGACTACGGACATCCAATACGCAGCGGAGCATCCGGACGAGATCAAGACGCTCGTGATCGATACGGTAGACAGCCTGGAAAAGCTGATTTTCCGCGCCGTGTGCAAGGAGAAGGGGCTGACCAATATCGAGGACATGGGCTATGGGAAAGGCTATGTCTACGCAAAACAGAAGATGCAGGCATTGCTTGAAGAGCTGGACAAGGTTAAAGCCGCGGGGATCCATGTAATCCTAGTCTGCCATAGCATGATTCGGAAGTTTGAACTCCCGGATGAAATGGGCAGTTATGACCGGTACATGCTCAAGCTCAATGAGAAGAATATCGCGCCGTTGGTCAAAGAGTGGGCCGATCTCCTGCTTTTTGTAAACTACCGGACGGACATCGTCACGGATTCTGACGGCAAGACCAAGAAGGGCAAGGGCGGACAGAAGCGGATTATGTACGCCAATCACAGCGCCTGCTGGGACGCGAAGAACCGCTTCGGGCTGCCGGATGAAATGCCCTTTGAGTTCGATCAGGTCGCCCATATCTTCGGGAAGACCGAGCCCCGGCCGGTGAAGGTGGAGCAGGAGAAGCCCGCGGAGCGGGTGCCGGCGAAGGCCATTGTGGAGACCGGCGAGAAGGTGCCGGAGCCGCCGAAGAAGAGCGGGAAGAAGAAGGCCGAAGCCCCAGCGGAGAGGCCGGAGAGCATGAAAAGCGACGACCCGGAGAAAGACGCACTGCTGGAGAAGCTCTGGGGAATGATGCAGGCTTCGGATGTGCCGGACCCGCTGATCGTGCAGGGTGTTGTCGCCGAAAAGGAATATTACGACATCATCGTGCCGATCCGGGACTATGAAAAGGACTTTATCAGCGATGTGCTGATTGAAGCATGGGCCCAGGTGAATGACCTGTGCCAGACCAAAATACATGATCTGCCCTTTTAAGGGAGAAAGTGAGGAAATCAACTATGGCTAATGAGAATCTGAAGACTTATGACTGGGACGATGTAACGGAGCTGACCGAGGACCAGGAGCGCGGAGGCGCGGAGACGACGGTGCTACCGGATGGGAAGTATCCCTTCGAGGTTATCAAGGTTGACAAGCAGTATTTCGACGGCAGCGCGAAGATCCCGCCCTGCAACATGGCGAAGGTGTTCCTGCGGATCGACGGCGGAGAGCTGGGGACCGGCCTGGTGGTGGAGAACATCTACCTGGTCGAAAAACACGAGTGGAAAGCCGGGGCATTCCTCCGGTCCGTCGGCGTCCGCAGTCACGGGGACAAGCTGGAATTCCGGAAACTGCTTCATGTGGACGGCGAAACTGGCCGGTGCGAGATCTATGTGGATGAATACGAAGGCCGGGACGGAAAGACCCACAAGAGCAATAAGCTGAAGAAGTTCTTCGACAAGGAAGAGGAGGCTCCCAAGAAGGCATTCACCAAGGGGGCGTTCTGATTTGATGGACATTGAGGAGGCCCGGGCGCTGCTCCGGCATATCCCATGCGGGTCCCTCAGCTATCAGGAATGGATGAACGTAGGCGCGGCCCTCCACAAGGAGGGCCTGCCCTGCGAGCTGTGGGAAGAGTGGAGCGCGTCTGATTCCGGCCGATACCATGCCGGCGAATGTGAGAAAAAATGGCGGACGTTCGGAAATTACGCCGGGCGGGAGGCCACGATGGGGTCGGTCTACCACATGGCCGAAGAATTCGGCTGGACACCGGCCCAGGGAATGAAGACCTACGGCTGGGATGATGTGGTCACCTACGACGGGGAACCGATCGATACCAGCGGCTGGCAGAAGGAAGACACCAAACCCATGCCGCCGATTCCGGACAGATACAACGCTGCGAAGGATGTGACGGACTACATCAGCGCCCTGTTTGAGCCGGAGGAAAAGGTCTGCTATATCAATACGGCCTATCAGGACGAAGACGGAAAATGGAAACCATACGGGAAGACCTCCAGCCGGACGGCGAAGCAGCTGCTGGACAGCGTGAAGAAGCACCCGGACGATATCACCGACACCTTCGGCAGCTACAACGAGGCCGCCGGCGTCTGGATCTGTTTCAACCCCATGGACGGCGAGGGGCGGACCAACAAAAACGTCACCAGTTACCGGTACGCGTTGGTGGAGAGCGACACCCAGGACATCGAAACCCAGTATCAGATCATTCAGGATCTGCAGCTGCCGGTCAAAGTGCTCGTGCACTCCGGCGGGAAGAGCCTGCACGCGATCGTTAACGTCGGCGCGGTGGATTACAAGCAATACCAGGAGCGGGTGGATTTCCTGTATACAGTCTGCCGGAAGCACGGGCTGGTCGTAGACACCCAGGACAAAAACCCCAGCCGGCTGAGCCGGTTCCCCGGCTTCAAGCGAGGGGATCGGCTGCAGTACATCGTCGACCGGAATATGGGGCTCAGCGACTTTGTGGAGTGGCAGCACTATATCGAGGACGAGATGGTCGAGCCGCTGCAGGTCGTGAACCTCCTGGAGATCTGGGACCATATGCCGCCGGTCAAGCCTGAGCTGATTGAGGGGATTCTCCGGCAGGGGCACAAGATGCTGCTCGTATCCTCCAGCAAGGCCGGGAAAACCTTCGCGCTGGTTGAGCTCGCGATCTGCATCGCGGAGGGCCGGCGCTGGGTCGGCTTCCGGTGCAAACAGGGCCGGGTGCTGTACCTGAATATGGAGCTGGATGAGGCCAGCTTCGACGACCGGATGAAACGGGTTTACGAGAAGATGGAGATCACCAGCCCGCATCAGGAGAATATCGATATCGTGCACCTGAGGGGCAAGGTGGAGCTGTTGGACAAGCTGATCCCGCAGATTACGAGGACCATGAAGACCGGGAACTATTCCGCGGTGATTCTGGACCCGACCTACAAGCTGGGGATCGGCGACGAAAACGCGGCGGAGGCCGTGATCCGGTTCACCAATGCTATAGATCGGATCGCGAACACCGGGGCCAGCGTTATCTACGCCCATCATCATTCAAAGGGCGCTCAGGGCGCGAAGGCCAGCATGGACCGGGCCAGCGGCTCCGGAGTTTTCGCCAGAGACGCCGACGCGCTGCTGGACATGATCGAGCTGAGGATACCCAAAGAGCTCGAGGAACAGGTCCGGGCGGAGTACGGCGAAAAATGCACCGCCTGGCGAATGGAGGCGACGCTGCGGGAGTTCCCGCGGATTGAGCCGGTCAATTTGTTTTTCTGCTATCCGCTGCATGAGGTCGACGCCTCCGGGATCCTGGACGACGCCAACCTCGAGGAGAATGAGCGCAGCATGGAGAACGGCCGGGAGCTGGGGAATCTCGCGAGGTCGGCAAAAAAGGCGGACATGAAGGAACGGCTTTACAATGCCGTGGCCAGGGACATCGAATTCGACGGAAAACGGAAGACTTATAAGCAATACGCGGAGGAATTCGGAGTCTCTGAGAAGACGATTAAAAGGTATATGTCAGAGTGGGAAGAGGACGTCTGAGAAGGGGACAAAAAGGGACAATCCAGTTTATATAGGTATATGTCCTGTCCTTTTCAGAATGTCCTGTGGAACAGGGAACGGGCTTCGTACCTTGCCCGTCCACCTGTCCACACTTAGGACATTGAAAGGAGTGACCCTATGAGGTTTAAGCTGAAAATGATACCGCCGACTGCGACCGCTCAGCAGAAGGGCGAGCGGGTTGTTGGCGGGTATATCCACCATTACAAGAAGAAGAACGTGGCCCAGGCGGAAGCCATCCTCCGGGACGCACTGCTGCCGTATGTGCCGGATACGCCGATCATGGACCAGCCGATCCGGCTAAATGTGCTCTGGATGTTTCCTTATCCGAAGAGCGCCAGAAAACACTGGCCCGGATGCGATCGGAACAAGATCACCAGGCCGGACACGGACAACCTGAACAAACTTCTGAAGGATGTCATGACGGATATGGGATTCTGGAAGGACGACGCGCTGATCAGTCTGGAACAGATCTGGAAGGTGTACAGCGACGAGCCAGGGATCTGCATCAGCATCACAACGATGGAGATGGATATCAATGACGAAAATCAGTCCGTTTATTAAATGCGTCGACTACTGGAAGGAGAAGATCCCGCCGGAGAAGCTGGATGCCTATAGAGCGCTGATTCATGCGAGACTAATTAAAAAGCACCACGTCCTGGTTAACCGGCAGACCGGTGTCACAATCGTCGAGTATTCTTCGACGGTTCCACATGAGTGGATCCGGGAAGAGCTGAAGAAGATTAGCGAAGGGAAGTAATAAAAATGAAAAACCAAAAGGAGACGCCCATCTCAGTCCCAGACATCATCAACGAAGTTTGCTGTGACATCTGCGAGAACTACTGCAAATATCCCGACTTGATGAAGTCCCAGATGAAAGACATCGACCTCGCTGACGCCATGCTGGTCAAGAGCTACTGTGATAAATGCCCGTTGAACCGGCTGCAGTGAGGGGGCGAGCTGATGAAAACAACATGGTTTCAGCTGCCGGAGGAAGATTGCGAGCGGCTGAACTCGACGGAAATGCGGGCCGTACGCTGGAGCCTGGCGGCGAAGTACTCCGTGGCCTGCGCTGCGGAGGTTCTGGGTAAGCGTCTGGATTGTATCCCGGAGGGGCGCGTCCGGTGGCGTCTCATGCTGGGCCAGCTAAGGGCCCTGTGCAATGACCTGATCGGCACTGTGCCGGCGAAGCAGCGCAAGACTATCTGGAATGTCATGAACGACATGGAGCTCCGGATGGTGCCGAAGGGCACGAAGCGTGACGACCGGGTGGTGATGGATGCGAAGGATCTGGGCTACCTTGTAACGCTGGCCAAACAGGAACGGTGCACGGCCTGCGTGCTGACGGATGCGGAGTGCCGGGATTGTACATTGTACAAGATTTTAGAGAGCGCTGTTCCGCTGGATGATTACGGGGATGGCGGGATCTGCCCGTATAACCTACTGAAATGGGAGGACGGATGATGGCTGACAGACCGAAGCGCAAGGTGGAGTTTATCGAATCATACTGGACAGGCGGGGAGTTTGGGTCAGATTATCAGTGGAATGATAACCACGGAGAGCTTGTCAGGTGCAAGGATTGTGTACATTGGATTCCAGGGACAATCACGGACAAAGACGATTTTATCAAGCCCAGATGCAAGCGCAATTGCGGCGGGTGGTCTTCGGATGATTATTGCTCCTGCGCGGAGCGAAAGGAGGGATGACGATGGCTGACCGGGAGAAGGTTATCAAAGAATTTGAATTGTTCATCAAAGAATTTCATCCTGCTTGCACAAGCGAAGGTGTTGAGTTGGATATGTTTAGAGAAGTCCTTTCTCTGCTGAAAGAGCAGGAAGCCCAGCGCGATTATGAAGCAAGCGTAGAGATGGCAGAATACTGTGAGCGTTATGAGCAGACCTATAACCCTGAAGACGGAAGCATGTAGAGGGGTGTT